ATGAAATATAAAAACAATCATAATGTGGTGTACTCCTGCAAATATCATGTGGTCTGGTGTCCAAAATACCGCCGCAAGGTCTTGGTCAATGGCGTTGATGTGCGCTTGAAGGAACTCATAGAGGAAATTTGCAACGAGTTTCGCATCGACATCATAGAGATGGAGATCATGCCAGACCACATCCATTTGCTCATAGAGGTAGACCCGCAATTTGGCATTCACAAGGCGGTGAAGTTGCTTAAAGGCCGGACTTCTCGTGTTTTGAGGCAAGAATACGGGTGGCTTCGCTCTCGACTTCCATCGCTGTGGACAAACTCCTACTTTGTCTCTACTGTCGGGGGCGCTCCTTTGTCTGCCATCAAGCAGTACATAGAGAACCAGAAGAAAGTGTGAGGTATTGAGATGGAATACAGCTATAAATTTCGTATCTATCCCAACACAACACAGACACAGCTGATACAGAGGACTTTTGGCTGCTGCCGGTTCGTCTGGAACCACTACCTTGCCTTGCGGAAGGAAGCGTACGAACGAGACGGGAAAACGATGAACTACAACGCCTGTTCCGGGGATATGACACAGCTGAAAAAAGTCCTTCCGTGGTTGAAAGAGGTAGACGCAACCGCTCTGCAATCCTCCCTGCGTGATTTGGACACCGCCTACCAGAACTTCTTCCGGCGGGTGAAGCAAGGCCAGAAGCCAGGCTATCCCCGGTTCAAGAGCAAGCATGACCACCGGAGGAGATATAAAAGCAAGTGCATCGGTACAAATATTAGGGTGCTGGATAAAACGGTGCAGCTCCCGAAACTCGGTCTCGTCAAGTGCCGGGTCAGCAAGGCAGTGAAAGGCCGTATTCTGTCCGCAACAGTCAGCCAGAACCCCAGCGGGAAATACTTTGTCGCTTTGTGCTGTACCGATGTTGAAATAGAGCCACTGCCCTCTACTGGGGCGGCTGTCGGCCTTGATATGGGCCTGAAAGCGTTTGCCATCACCTCCGACGGCACGGAGTATCCAAACCATAAATACCTAACCAAAAACCAAAAGAAACTTGCGAAACTTCAACGGCAGCTCTCCCGAAAATCAAAGGGCAGCAATCGCCGGGAAAAGGCGAGAATCAAGGTGGCCCGGCTGCATGAACGCGTTGCGAACCAGCGGGCTGATATGCTGCACAAATTGTCTACCGAATTTGTGCGGCAATACGATGTGATAGCGTTGGAAGATTTAGCACCGTCCAATATGGTGAAAAACCACAGCTTAGCCCGGTCTATCTCCGACGCTTCCTGGGGCGAGTTCCGGCGGCAGTTGGAGTACAAGGCGGCGTGGTACGGGAAACAGGTGGTCACGGCAGACCGATTCTTCCCGTCCTCTCAGCTCTGTTCCGCTTGCGGCGCTCAGTGGGCCGGTACGAAAGACTTGTCTGTCCGGAAATGGACTTGCCCGGTCTGCGGCGTTGCCCACGACAGGGACATAAACGCGGCAAAGAATATCTTAAAGAAAGGCTTGCGCCTGTTGGCGTAGCTGATACATACGGTAGGGCGGGACACGTCCGAACCTATACGCTCGGGGACATCGTGTAAGACCTCGCTGGTGCAGGCTGTGATGGTTGAGCCGAGAATCCCCCGGCTTTAGCCGGGGGCAGTGTCAACAGGCAAGGATCCGCACCCCCCCAAACAAAATCGCGTCCCCGTGCTCCGTCACCAGATAATTCCCCTCCGCCGGAAAGGAAAGCAAGGGAACCAGACGGAGCTTCCCGGCGTCGCTCATAAACCAGTTCCCTCCGTGGGCGGCGGCGATATCCCGCAGCGCGTCCCGGCGCATGTACTCCCCCTCCGGATAGGCACTCATGGTGTAAGGCAGGTAGACATTGCGTTCGTCCAGCTCCACCTCCATTCCGGCGGCGATATCCCGGGCCGCGGCCTCCATTGTGCAGGGGAAGGCGAAACCCTTCCGGGGCGTCCAGGTGATGTCCGCCTTTAACATGGCGTCGTATGCCTCGAGGGTCCAGCAGCCGTCCTCGTTAATCCGCCGGTTGACGAAAAACACCCCTTTGGGAAGCCACTCAGAGGACCGTGCGCCGTTTACCAGCCGGACATACCGCTTGATTACCGCGCCCCGGGGGATCTCGTCCGCGTACAGCTCCAAAGACAAGGTGGCTGACATGGCGTTGCCGATGCCAAAGGATTCAAACAGGCTGTAGTCCACAGAATGGCTTGCCTCTGCCTCCGGGCCGCACCACACATTGTTGATGTCAAAGGCGTACTCCCGCTGCGTGTTCTGCTCCCGGATGAGCTCCTTCCAAAGTTCACTCGTGGTCTGGGCCATTATTTACACCTCAATTATGGTAAAGGATGCGCTCTCCCACACCTCCTGGTCTTCTGTAATGACGCGGGCTCCAGCAGTAAAGGAAGAACAGTAGAACTCCAAATTTTTTTGACCATCAATCCCGTAATGAGTTGCGCGGAATGTCTGTTTTTTCAAAACAGCATTGAACCGCCTAAGCTCTTCAACAGGGGTCTCTCCAAGCTCAAATGAGAGCGTCAGCTTATCAGTTATCTTCACAACCCTGGCGTTTCCCGTTTTTACACGGGTCGTTTTATCGCTGTGTAGTGTGTTCCTAGTCCAGGTATAGCCCTGGGACTTGATATAAGGGGTGACGTTTACACCGCCCTCCAGTACCAGTATGTCTTTCATCGCGCCTCCTTACATCAAGAGAGGGGACCGCCCTCCCGAGCGTGTCATCCGATTGATCTCATTTACTATTGCCGTGGCCAACACCTTTCTCTCAAGTATGACATTGACCTGGATAGGCTGGTTGCTGCCTGACCCCCCTGCTGCCTGTATACCCTCTGTCACCGCCTGGCGAATCAGAGCAATGGGGGCCTCAATGTTCTTCCCGCTGCGCTGGTCACCCAAAATCGCGGCAAACTGCTGGTTCGGGGGGATTACCGCTCCGTTGGCAAGACGGGGGAGACTTACCTCAGAAACCGGACGGATATTGAATCCAAAATCTTTTCCGCCGATGCCCGGCACCCAATCCGGAACGTTAAAGCTGATTTTATTCAGCTGAGAAATTAACCAGTTAACACCACGTATTGCACTGTTGATCAGCCACTCAACTCCGCCGATTACTCCGTTAAAAATCCCCTTTATGAAGTTTCCTGCCGCTTCAAACGCATTCCCAATCGGCTCAGCAACATGGGCGCGGAACCACTCTCCCGCGCTCTGCCAAACGGATACAATATTGCTCCACAGCGCAGAAGCACCGTCTTTGATTCCGTTCCACATTCCGCTGAAAAAACCCGTCACTGGCTTAATAATATTTGTGTCAAACCAGCCGGTTACAACAGACCATATCTGCTGAATTCCTGCCCAAGCGTCTGAGGCGAGCTGCTTTACATTTTCCCACATATCGGAGAAAAACTTTTTAACTGGCTCAATGATATTTTCATTAAACCAACTGCATACTACACTCCAAACCGTTTGAATATTCGTCCATGCGTCGGAGGCAAACTGCTTAATATTTTCCCAAAAATCTGAGAAAAAGGTTTTCAATGGTTCAATGATCGTCTCGCTAAACCATGTAGAAACAGCACTCCAAACATCCTGAATCCCAGCCCACGTGTCAGAAGCAAACTGAGTGATTGCGTTCCACATATCGGAAAAGAACTGTGTAACGGGTTGAATTACGTTTTCATTCCACCACTCGCCTACGCCGCTCCAATAGTCCCGGATCCCGTTCCATGTATCGATTGCCCAATTTTTTATGTTCTCCCATAACTGACTAAAAAACTTTGCAATCGCATCCCAATTCTCTTTAATGACTACGATAGCCGTCATAACTGCCGCTACAATCCCAGCAACCGCTGCCGCCACTAAAGCCGGAGCGCCGAGAATAACCGCGCCTACCGCAGCAAAAGCAGCTCCTACAATCATCAGGATCTCTTTCAGCCAATCAAAGCCGCCTGCAAGCATGCTGAAAAAATTGGTGACCGCAAGGACTATTCCGCTTATCAGTGTTGCAATCCCGCCAAAAACGGGAGCAATTTTGGCGATCACACCGCCTATTTTTGATAGAAACGCGCCAATTCCAGAGCCGGAAATCTCTGACACAAGATTTCCAATCAATTTACTTACAATCTCCTTGCCAAGCGGAAGGAGCACTTTTGTAATGAGTCCGCCTAACAGCTTGGAGGCAAGAAATGCCGCGGCTACCAGCAGGGTATCCGGGTCAGCATTTGCAATAAACCCACTAATCGCCTCTAAAATAGCTGGAACTGCCTCCTTTATCGCGCCTGCAACGGCACTTATCACACCAGCCCAGTCAATATTGTTCAGGAATTCTGCTATTTGAGCACCGATTTTATACCAGTCTATTTTTCTGATAGTTTCCTCCATGGAATTGAAGAAACCAATTATGATATTGCTTGCAGCCTGACCCAACTGCGCCATATCCAGGTTTAGGATCAGCCCAGACATGATTTCAAGAGCCAGCTTAAATTTTAGAAAAAGAAGCTGTCCGACGGCAGCCCAATCTATTTCAGAGACCGCACCGTTGATAAATTCTGCCAGCTTATTCCCAAATCCAATCCAGTCAAATGTGTACAGAAGATTTACCAGAAATTGAAGCCCCAGGTTAAGACCTGCACCCAATTTCTTGCCCCAGAGCTCCCAGTCTATTGCAACAACCAGATCGTTGAATGCTTTTGCCAGTTCAACGCCAAGTTGCTGCACACGGTCTTTCAGCCCCGGGAAGGTGAATGCGTCATATAATTTTTGGTTAAACTCGTTGAAACTGTCTGCAAATCCTAACAGATTTTCCCGAAATCCAGGCATTGCGGCCAGAATATCGTCTAACGTTTTGACAAACAGCTCTCCCAGAGAAGAAAAAGCCTCTCCTAATTGGTCTGCTTCCTCGATCTCAGATTCATAAGATGGAATCTCCATCTCTGGGACGCTGGTGCCCATTCCAGCGGCGGCGTCCTCCAGACTGCTGGCCGTATTGTCCGCCAGGATATTAAACTCATCAAAGGGCGCTGTGACGCTCTTCATGTCTTTCCCGGCCTTTTTCGCCGCGTCCCCCGCGCCGCCAAGAGAATCCGCCAATTCATCCGTTGCACCGGAGGCGGAAGAGGCCGACGCCGCGATTCCGCCTGTCTCTTTTACGTTTGCAGATTTACCAAACAGAAGCGCTGTCACTTTTGAAAAGACGCCGGCCAATTTTGTGAGCCCGGCAATAATTGCGTTAATTCCGGGAAGTACTGCCTGCGCGATTGGAATCAAAGCATTTCCAACTTCTACTTTTAATTTTTGAAAATTGAACCCAAGAAGTGCAATTTGTCCCGAATAGGTGGTAACCAGCTTTGCGGCGTCGCCGGTCTGAAAACGGGTTTCCTCCAGAATTCCATTTACTTCCGCCTGAATTTTTTGGTCTTTCGTCAGATTGTTGGCAGTGGTTCCAATACTCTTTGCATAGTCATCCCACATCTTTGCCACGTTCTTGGTAACGCCTGCATTATCCACTAAAATACTATTTTCGTTCTTCAGACCTTCTGTTGCAGAGGATACTGCATCCCCAAGAGAATAGCTTGCTTGACGGCCAAATGCCGCTGCATCTTTTAATGCAACCATCGTCTTTTCAATCTGATCTGAGCTGTAACCTCTTGCGGCTAGGTTTTTGTAAGCTGTTACAGCATTTTCAAGTGGGACTAAACCGTCAGATATATAGTCGTTAATAAACGATTTTGCTTCGCTGAAACTCTTTCCCTGTGCTGTTACAATGCTCTCAAGCCCCATCCACGCATCATTTAGGGCAGACGCAGCTTTAATTGCCTCTTTCCCAAAATTGATAAGGGCTGCAGCCCCAAACGCAACCCCAACAAGTCCCGCAATTTTGGTAAGCGTATTCCCAAATTTTTTTAGAGAGTTTGTCATGGACAATAGCCCGCGGTCAAAGCCTCTGTGATTCAAATCGGCTTTAATTCGGACAGACCCATCGTAGCCGCCTGCCATATGTATCACCAACTTCCATTTTCAAACAAAAATTCCCGCCACCTCATAGAGATAGCGGGAATTTTGATTGATTTGGTTGTTAGTTAACCCTGCAAGTCCTCGCGCAGGTCTTTTTCCAGCTTTTCCAGCGCCGCCAGGACCTGCTCTTTCGTCTCCTGGTTCTTTGCCTCGTCCAGCCACCGAAGGATGCCTTTCAAATAGCTTTTGAACTGCAAATCAGTCATTCCCATGAGCTTACACCCTCCTTTCATATTCTAACTTTATTATACCGCAGAGTCCGGATGATTGCAAGGTATTTCTCCGTTCCTGCCGTCAGCGCAGGATTATCATCCCAAAGAATCCAAGAAACGCCGTGACGCCGATGAGGGCCATACGCAGGTAGAATTTCTGCTCCCCGGTGAGCCGTTCCTCCGTCTCCCGGCGGATGGTAATGCCGTCCTCCCGGATGGTCATCTCAAAGAGCTTCATTGGTGACGGCCTCCTCTCTTGGCGGGACCGCCTGGGCCTGCCAGCGTCTGAGTACGCCCTCAAAGATGGCCCGCAGCATATTAAAGATGACTTTATAAAATATTTTGGTGATATTTGGCGTTTAACTATGGACAAACTATGAACAATATGTTAACATTATGTCCATAGTATTAAGGATGTCCATAGTATTAAGGAGGAGGAATTTATCGTGGCAGTTAAAACCAGGATGGTCACTTGCAAATCATGCGGCAAGGAGATCCCGAAGACAGCGAACATATGTCCATCGTGCGGGGCGAAACAAAAGAAGCATAAGGCGCTGGGGGTTATCCTTCTGATCCTCGGAATCTTCATTGTTATCGCGGCGGTCTTTGGCGGCAGCGATGACGAAGACAAACCACAGCGTGTCTCAAAAGAGGATAGCCCTAAAGCGTCCGCCGCAGCCACCACCGCGCCCGCAGCGACGCCTGAGCCGAAGGACGAGGTCTTCACCGTTGGCGACTCCGTCTCCTTGGATGACATTGTTGTTACGCTGGTAGATGTCTCTGAGAGCACGGGTGGGAACTATATGACCCCAGCAGATGGAAATGTATTTATCATATGTGAGTTTGAGATCGAAAACAATTCCAGCAAGGATATCTCTGTCAGCTCCATCATGTCCTTCGACGCCTATGTGGATGACTACTCCACCAGTATGAGCCTGTCAGCAGAAATGAGTAGCGACAAAAATCAGTTGGACGGTTCTGTCGCCGCAGGGAAGAAAATGAACGGTGTCATCGGTTACGAAGTTGCCAGCGATTGGAGCGAAATCGAAGTTAGATTTACCCCGGACTTCTGGTCCGGCAATGAATTTATCTTTACTTACTCCAAATAGGCCAAGCGGCCTCCGCTACATTGTAGTAGCGGAGGCCGCTGCCAATTTCAAAATTTCCGCTATCTCTATGAAGTTTTCAAGGTACACGGTGCAGGGAAGGGCTATGGTTTGTCTGTACCCTTCACCCGTTCCAGGACATTGTTTATGGTAGCTACTTCTTCCGCCGTATACTGGTTTGGAAGCGCAAATCGTTTTTTCAGGCGGATAAATTCCGCCCTGTGCTTTTGGTCCACCTCTGAGGCGTCCATGCTCCTGACATCAATTACGCTGGTAAACGCCGTATCCTTCAAATCGCCTATCATAGCAGCGAACTCAAACCAGTGTATCCGCGTCCGGCTGATATCAATCCCAAATGTTTTTCGGAACCCGGACACGATCCTGGCCGCATCGTGCTCAAAGGAATAGAGCAGCGGTTCATTTTCGTCCTCCTCCTTGGAAGGTGTTGGATTTCCGCAGGCGAGGAACCAGGACAGACCGTCCAACGCCGTTTGGAAGTCTGGAATCCCGTTCCCATAGAGCAAATGCAGCGCAGTCCAGGTCTTCTCGCTGTCTGTCAACTCTAGATCGGAGATGCACATCTGGATCTGTACCCCGATTCGGTAATCAGTACGGATAAGCCAGCCGTTGTAATCCTCCGGCAGGCGGTCCAGAAGTGCGTTATACATTGCCCATCCTGTCTGCGCTGTACTTGCTCATCCGCTGAGCCCGCTCCTTGCTGAACTCCTCAAAATAGGGCATGAGCTGAGTGAAGAAATCGTCGAAGAGCTCAATCCCAGGGACGATATCCCCGAACACCTTTTTACAGGTATCAGGGCCGAAAAGGTGATCTACCTCAGCGGATATTCTGAGATGCACATCCTTATACAGGGCAAACAGCGCTCGGTTTAGGCTTTCGCTTCCCGCCTCATGCTGCGCCCTGATCTCTTTTTCCTGCGGGTCTGCTTCCTTGGCGAACTCCTGAATCTTGTCCATCGTGGTAAAAAAGCGGTCAGGGAAGCTTTGGTCGCCAAAATTCAGGGTAATATAGTCGCCGTTGTCGTTGACCTCAATCCGCTTTGCCCCTGTGTTTACGCGAATGCCAGCCATAGTTTACGCCTCCTCTTCCTCAAACATTGCCGCTGATGTTCCGGCAGTAAACGTCTTTGTGTCCGGGTCGAAGCTCCCCTTCTCCCCGCTTCCGCGCCAGTTAATGGTGTAGCCGATGGACAGCGGGTCAGAAGCCGCGCCGCCATAGCTATCAATCTGAATGGAGACCGGCTGCCGGGTGGCAGGATATTTCCCGCTGCCAGCTGTCTCAAAGGCATCCATCATCACAATATCGGTATGGGCGTCGCTGCCGATAGGCAGGCTCTGTCGCATATTATTGATGTACTCAAAGGCGGGATCCCCCTTGACCACTTGGGATGTGACCGGCGCGTTGGGCTGGTAACCGGTCAGCTCTGTATTGGCGGTGTCTTGGTGGATGTACTGCTCAGTGCTGGTCTGGGGGTTATAGGAAATCGTTAACTCTGTGACACCGTCTCCTACAAGGGAATAGGCCCCGTCTGTTTCCTTGGGGGTGGTGTTCAAAAACAGCAGAAATGCGCTCCGTTTCTCTGCCATAAATTCCTCACTTTCCCGGATTGACCTTATAAGTCATCCGCATAAATATTTGATGATCCTCCCATCCGCCCTCCATGCGGGCGAACAGAGAAGAACGTGTGGTCTGCTCCAGCTCCTGGATTGCAAGGTTTTCTCCAATATCCGGCCTGTTCGTACTTATCCAATCGCCCAGACGATCCAGCATCTCATCCGCTTTTAATCTGGAATCTGGGCTTTTCCCGGGCTTTACGCGGTACACAACTTTAAATTGATATTCCGCAACATATGCTCCGCTGATATACCGTTCTACAATGTACGTACTTTGAACAATGGAAAGGGCCATGCAGGCTGTATCCGGTTCAATCAACTCGTAGTCAATCAGGTCAACCGAAACCGGTATGTCAGGGAATCGGTTCAGCCACGCCACCATTTTTCTTGATATCGTGTCCTCTTCGCCTGCTGATACAAATTCAATCGGTTTATCCTCTAAACTCACGCCGTATCACCCTTCCAGCAACCCGAATCCACTTGTCTAGATTCTGCGCTTTTGACGCCTCAAACCAGTGGGATTGCGCTTTCCCGTGCATTGCTTTGCTGATATTCAAATTCTTCCCTGTAATTACTTTTGACGCCCCTTTTGGCGCCCATGCACTACCGGTATTGGGGTCAATAAAGAGCTTTCCACCATAGAGATAGTGGGCATACGGGCCAGGATAGATGATGGTATCATCCTTCACACGCGTTACATAGGAGAGCAGACCTGTTCTCGCTGGAACAAACTGCTCTGTATCCTTCGCCATCTGTACCGCCATGGCATGTTTTGCCTTTGGGCCTGCGCGGGCCAGCTTTGCATTAAGTTCTAATAGCCCTTGCGTGTGTACCATGAACGATAAAATCCCCATCAGTTCGCCCCCACTTCAAAATGGGGCAGACCGCCGAAATCCTTTTCATCGATCTTGGTGATATCGCAGACGTGATCATACATCATCTCGATAACCTCCACGCGCTGGTCTGGTTCTACTGCCTCCCCTTTGACAAAGAAGGTGCTGCCGTCCACGCCGGGAGTTTTTGTCCCGCCTACGGACAGGGTCCAGGCGTCGGACTTGTCCTCCATACGCCAGAACGCCAGGGGCGGTATATACCGCTTTGGTTTCCCTGTCACACCGTCCACAGCATCCACAGAGAATGGGATATACAGGTTGACCGCATCCGCCCCCTCTAAGCCGCTCTCACGCACGTTGACAGCCTTTGAAGCGTCCAGGAGTACGCCCCGCAGGATAGTAATGTGGTTGGTCAGCTTGTCTGCCAAGGTGTCCTTGTCGGTTTCAATAGAGACGTTATAGACCGTGATGGTGTGTGGGAACATGCTCACAGGCAACACCTCCCGCCCCGGTACAACAGCCCTGTGCGGGCTAAATGGCGCTGTGCGATGCTCCGAAGCGCAGGTTTCCACGCCTCCTCCGCCTGCGCCGCAGACTGTGCGCTATCCCCACCGGAGCGGTAGGAACGGGACCATCCCCCTACCGTCTCGCTCTGGACTTCCGCACCATCCGCAGCCCCGGCGGAGAGGTTTTTTTGCGCAAGGGTCTTCGCGGCGTCGATTGTCTGGTACTGCTCGGCAAGCTCACAGCAGCACATTTTTACCTCTGCAAGCTCCGCCTGGGCCTCGGCCTTGCCTTGCGTGATGTAGTCGATGTACTGACTGCCGCGCAGGGCAAGGCGGGGGAAATCGTCCTCCGGGATAGAGCGGCCAAAATAGCTATTCGCATAGTAGTCATAGTCCGCATAGATCACGCTTCCACCGCCTTTTTACGGCTTGTCCTTGCCTTTTTCACCGAACTGCCCGCCCCAGCGTCCATTACAGACGCCGGGGTAGGCTCATCGGACAGTTCGGTTAACCCCCCACGGAGGAGGCGGGGGCGTACACGGCAAAGGGTGACCTCTTGGTTTCGTCGGGCTGGAATGCGTTGATGGGGTTGGGGATCTCCCAGCCCAGGCGCATGACCGCCCGGAGGGCTACCATGTCCTGCTGGGCCAGGGAGTAGATTACCTCCTTGGTGGCGGGATCAATGATGGTGGCCTGATCCAGCATCTTGTAGGTGATATCCTGCCGGATTGCATACACCAGCTGGGAGAAGTCGCCCGCAATCAGCAGCGCCTTTTCAAAGTCAAACGCGCCATTCATGGGGAAGTTCAGGGGGATGCCGTCCAAAGCGTACTGTGTGGCCCCCTGCATATCGCTCTTAAAGATGGGCTGGCCGGTGGTATCTTTCAGCCCGCGCAGGACCGCGCGGAGCTTTACAGCCGCCAGAGCGCCGGTAGCCGGGAAGCCGGACTCCTCCACCTTCGCGATCACACCGTCCACGCCCAACAGATCCGTGTAGGTGTCGCTGGCAGCGGTCACAACCGCGCCTGCGTCCTGAGCGGTCTCAAAGATGGACTTGCGCCAGGAGGCGGGCTTGTCCACACCAAAGAGGATTGCGTCATCAATCTTCTGACCAAATGCCTCCACCAGCCGGGGGCGGACCTCCCCCCAGATGTCATAGTTGGAATCGTCCAGCACCGCCTCGGGAATGGGCACGATGACGGCCAGCTCCTCCGCCACAATCCGCTTCTTGCCCCAGGCCATTTTGGTGGTCTGCTTGATACCGGTATCGGAGTCCACCCAGTAGGCCGTTGGCAGCATGTCCAGCACGTTCATGCTCTGGGTCTTGCTGGTCATATTGGGCAGGCGCCGGCCGAACTGGAGCACAGCGGAACCCTCTGCCACGCCCTGGATAATCTCTCTGGTTACAGGCTCCGGAATCAGGCCGGACAGATCAGTTCTGGAGATGCTTGTTACAGTAGTTGCCATAGATACCTCACTTTCTTGCGCCTCGAATGAGGCTGTTCATGGTTTCGTTTGCGTTCTTTGCTGGCTGGCCGCCGCCCAGAGGGGCGGACAAGTCCACCTGTACGGTCCCGGCGGGCGGATTGTCCTTCAAATAGGTCTCCGCCGCCTTTTGGAAGTCCACGGTGTCGGTGACCAGCTTGCCGATCTTGAAGGCGTAGTAGTCCACGTCCTCGGCGGGGACGCCCTTACCCAGCAGGAGCTTTTCCCGTTCAAACTGCTCCACTTTTGCCTGAACCTCCGCAAGGGCGGCGCGGCTCTCGCTAAGCTCTCTCTCCCGCTGCTCCTGCTTCTCCCGCTCCGACTGCCGGCTCTCTTTCCATGCGCGGAAGGCGGAAAGCTCCTCCTCCCCCGGCATGCCCTTCATAGCTTTGGCAATGCGCTTGCCGACAATGCTGTCCAGCTCCGCCTGAGTGAAGGTCTTCTCAGGGGAGGGCTCCGGCCCGGCGGCCGGGTTGGGTGCGGGGGCAGGATCGCCCTCAGCAAAAAATTGCAGTCCGATATGCCTCAGTTTCATAATCTCTCCTTCTCGTTTCCGGCCCGGCGGCCCTGATTTAACGCCTCGCGGCTAGGTTGTGTAAAATCCGTATACGCGGGTTTTATCAAAATAAAATGAGCCATTAACCACCAAAAATCGGTAGTTAATGGCTCTTGGCTCTTAAATATTCACTTCTATATCGTGCTTGCAGGCTTTGCAGCGGAAGGGCAAGCGTTCCACTCTGGTATCCGGACGAACAGGAAACAATGCCTTGCCGCAGTAAGGGCAACGATACCACCGCCCTCTTTCATGGATTTTGGTGGTCCTTTCATCAATCGACAATTTCAATGCGTTCAATTTCGTCCTCCGTAAACCCAATCAAAAATCCGTCTTCCCGCATAACATCAAAATCAAGGATTTCATTATCATCATCGTCATAATCATAACTAAATCCGAAAAAGTCTCCAACTGTAACATCTCCATCCGGAGAATAAACTTTTATCTTTTTACCAAAGTAAATGTCAGGAGCAGGAATATTCACTTTTTCCACCACCTTGAATTTGGTACGGCATGAACGCCGGTTTTACTGTAATGTATTTTAATGCTCTTTGCAGTTATTATATCACCATTTGCGTTGATTGTATAGCCTATTTCTTTCCCGGCATCTACAATTTCTTTGTTTTTCCATGTCAGTTCCCGAGTAAGTTCGATATGTCCGCTTCCAGCCTGCTCGTCTACTATTTTCTGCAATTCTTCCATCGAAATAGTAATCACACTGCGGCCGGGGATTGCTGTCTCAACCATGTGTCGTGCTTGTTTTTCTGGATTAACAGTAAGCGGATAGTCGCCCCGCCGGATTGCTTCCCTTATTGGGGCTTCCGCGTCCCTTAGAGTTTTCAAAGACGCCGCTTTCGCTTTGGATACATCATCCACATATTGAACCTTCATCCGTTCCCGCTGCTCCGGCAGACCGGCGGCTTTGCTGAACGCTCGGTATTTCTCATTCAGGCGTTGCAGGCGGATGTTGGCGTCCTGGGCGTCCTCCGTCAGCCCGGCGGCCTCATAGGCGGTTTTTAAGCGCCTTTGCTTGCAGATTTCCCGTTCCACGCGCCGCTGCATCTGGGTCGCCTGATAATCGTCGTACTCCCGGCCCTCAAACTGGATTTTGGGGCGGTTCTCCGGCTTCATGGCCTCCAGCTCCGCGTCCGTATAGGTCCTCTCGCTGACACCCTCGATAAAGGGCCAGAAGGAGTGGCGCTAGCGGCAGTTAGCCCCGCCGATGCCCTGCACATGGCCGTAGCCGCACTTTTTCACAAAGTCGGGATAACTGTTCATTGCATCACCACCTTTGCTGCAAAACGCCCTTGCAAAATGCGCTTGGAGCGTATATAATAAGAATTGGTTAGGTTAGGGGGCCATACGTCCGTCACAGGGAGGTACTCCTTTACCCCATAACCAGAGAGCCGCTGTGACCGGCTCTTATTTTTTATGTCTGATTATTTTTAAAAGGCTTCCTTTTGACAACAGCATCACATCAAGGCTGTTAATATTGCTCCGCAGGAATCGCCCTAAAATCTGGCGTTCCAATTGGGGCAAGTCCATTTCTTCCAATAAATCCAGGATGACCCCTCCTGGATTGTCGTGAATCTGCTTGATAGCGTGCTGCAGGGATTTGTCTGCGCCGTTTATGGATTGAGCCCCTTTTAGTTCCCACTTCTTTCCGTTCCATAAATAATCCGACATCTTCTCTCCGCGTTGCGTTGCTTCCGGCAGCAACTTAATATCACCGCCAAACGTCTGTCGCAGCCACTCCGCCAT